GATGTCTTCAGACAGCTGCTTAAGATCTAAGGAGAACTCATCGGTGTAGGGGTCTTGTCTGATGTACTTGGTCAGGTTGAATGACCCCAGCAAGCAAGCGCCGTTAGGTGGCAGTGGTTGCTCACCACATGGGTTGGTGGCTGCTATGGTCTCACAGTACCAGAGGTTATTCTTCTGGTTGATACGGTCGATGAACAGGATACCTGGCTCTGCCCAATCCCATGTAGACCTAAGGATATCATCCCAGAGGGCTCTGGCATCCACTGTCTTGTACACTTGGCCTTCAAAGGTCAGGTCAAAGAAGTCACCAGTCTTAACTGCATTCATGAAGGCATCAGTAACCCCGACACTGATGTTAAACCCAGTCAGTGTGGTGCTGTTGTTCTTAGCTCTGATGAACTCCTCGATGTCTGGGTGGTCTACACGTAAGACACCCATCTGAGCTCCCCTGCGGTGCCCAGCGCTAGCTATGGTCTGGCAGACAGCGTCAAAGATACCCATGAAGCTGATGGGCCCTGAGGACTTACTGTCGAGGCTTTTGATCAAAGCACCACGGGGTCGTAGGGTGCTGAAGTCATAGCCTATGCCACCCCCAAGCTGCATGGTTCTAGCTGCGTTGGTAGCAGCCGCCATGATGCCTTCCATGCTGTCTTCTATGGTAGGGGACACAAAGCAGTTGTAGGGCGTTACGGTCCTAGGTGCGCCCATAGCACTCTGTACCCTGCCAGCTGGTAGGAAGCGCTGGTTGTACAGTATGTTTCTGAAGGTATCAAAGTGATCGTCACTGTCTTTGAGGGCATTGGCTACCCTTGTCATGGCCTCTTTGAAGCTCTCGCCTACTGAGCGATACTTCATCTTATGTATTTCTTCTGAGATTGGCAGGGCGGGGCCAAAGTCGTTCTTCATGTCATTCATTGGGGTTATTACCTTCAAGCATATTGATACGCATCTCGCAGTAACGGATGCACTTCTCTAGATCTGTGATTTCGGATTCATTCTTGGTTAGTCCATCGTATGTCTTGCTGCCTGCGCGGCTGGCATACTTGATGACGTTCCCACGCCAGAACTCCATACCGTTCCTCATGATGTATTTGACGGGCTGTATGGACCACTGGGTGTAGTGTGATGGGTTTCTTACTGGGTCAGCCATGTGCGGTCACCCATTTCCTGGGGCGTCCACCAAGCTGCCCAGCGTGTCTTGCGTAGTCAGACTTTAGTGGGTCAGAGAGCCGTGCCATAGCATTGCGCCCACCGTTAAGCTCAACGACCCTGTCGTTATCTGCTTTGCAGACCTCAAGGTAACGATCCCACTGGGACAGCACTGAGGCTTCAGTCATCCCCGTACTACGTTTTCTTGGCATTAGTATCATAACGTGGCTCCCATAGTTTGATTGTGTTGCTATCCAAGTCCCAATCCTCGTATCTGAGGATGCGTGCGAGACGTGCTTGGGTTAATGCATAGTTCTTGTTTAGTTTCTGCTTGGCGTATGCGTTGACCACTGTGGTCCAATTGGGGTCTTGCTTGAGCAGTTTCTCGGCTGTCTTAGGGCCAACCGATGGGCACCCAGCATAACCATCGGTGACATCACCCGTGAGTGCCTGAGTGTAGAACCAAAGATCTGCTTGGGCCTTGTTGATCGTTTGAAACTCACCAGACATAGGTCTGAAGAGTTTGCATGGCACCGACTTTAGATCTTTGTCATCGCTGATGACGATTGTGTTGTGGTTTGGTGCTGAACCTAAGATGCCCATGACATCATCGGCTTCCAGCATCGGCTCTATGTGCCAACGGTAAGTCTTCTTGACCCACCTCAGCATCTCCAGGTAGCCGACAGGCTTCCTGACTTTCTTGCGTCCACCTTTGTATGTGGAATCTAGTTCTTTTCTGAAGTTACCTTTGTCAGACAGGCAGACAATGAAGTGGCCTGTGCCTAAGGTGTCACAGAAGTCATCTATAGTCTTCTGGAATACCTTCTTGGCTTCCTTCAGATCAGTAGACAGGGACCATATGTCGTCACCCCAGTCTATCTCAGTCTCACAGGCAGCGCAGGCTCTGTAGAGGTACAAGTCACCGTCAATGAGTAGGACTGTTTCTTCCTGAGGCGTCTGCAAATACTTCTTTAAGTAGCTCATCTAGCTCTCCTTTAGTTTCCATGCCAAGCTCAGTGATGTGCCACTTATGTGCATAGGTTTCTTCGCCAACATTGGTTGTGATGTGCCCCTCAGAAGCAGCCATGCACACGTAGAATGCGCCTTTGCGTGAGAAGTCTCCGCTGATGCTAAAAGGTTGTCTCCACGCTCGGTCTAACACCAGGTAGAAGCACATGAAGTGTGCCATCTGTGAATTGACCTCAGTGTGTAGCAGCCCAAGTTGCTCCCACGGAATATTCTGAGGTGATGGGTATTTTAGTTTTGAGAGCAACCCCTGCTTCTTGCGCCATTCTTCTAGTGATATCACCGACATCGGCAGCTACCTCTTCTGTTTTACATGCGATTTGAACTTCATCGTGGATCCAACCAACGATGTATGCGTCACCTTCGTGATGCTTGGTTAACTCAGCATCGACTAAGTCTACCCACTTTTTGCAGATGACAGCGCCAGATGACTGTAGAAGCTGAGAGAGCAGCTTGTGCTCACTACGGACATTCAACAGACGTCCATCGAGGCCTTTAAGGTGGCCGCGCTGGTATGCCCTGCGTAGGTTTGACTGAAGCTGTGCGAAGGCTGGAATGGCCTTGTTGAAGTTGTCTTTAAGCTTCTTGCCTTGCGTAGCGTTGCCACCAGCAATCTTACCGATCAGCTGATCACCGCCGCCATACATGGTAGCATAGATAAAAGTCTTTGCCTGGTCGCGTGTGGCTAACCCAGCTGCCTTCTGGTTATGCGTATGGATATCACCATCAAGCACCTGTCTTGCGTACTCACCACCGTCATCTAGGTAATGCGCTAGACACCTAAGCTCCAACCCTGACAGGTCAGACCCAAGCAAACACCAGCCCTCAGGCACCGTGAATAGACTACGACACTCTGAGCCATACGGTAGGCCACACTTGGGCACCTGGGCTAGATTGGGCCCTCGGTGCGCCGCTCGGCCACTGACAGTACCGCCAGACACGATTGTGTGTCTTATGCGGCCATCGTCATCAACACGCTTAAGCCACGCTTGTGGGCCCTCAGCTAACTGGCCGATGCGCTTCTGTATTAGGAAGAACTCAGCCAACGCCTGTGCCTCAGGGTAGTGCAGCCCAGCCAGCACTGTTTCGTCTATCTGGGCGTGTCCGTTGTCTGTAAATTTCTTAGGCTTCCAAGCGTACTTCTGCTTGAGGCAGAACTCTATGTGCCGCCGTGAGCTAGGGTTAAAATGGATGGCTTTACGTTTAACAAAGAGCTCACCCTTCTTGTAGCCACGGGCCCTGTTGTTGACCTTAGGATAGAAGTCTTCAGTGATCTCCCAGGGCGGGAAGAGCTCATGCAGACCATCCTCTAACTCTTGCCGCTTCTGTGCTAACTCAGAGTAGAGCTTAGTGGCTGCAGCCTTGTCGAAGGTCCAACCGTTGTTACCAATACGGAAGCAAACCTCAGCCAACCTGTGTTCTAGGTCTATGCTTTCTTGGCTGAACCCGCTGTCCATAAACACCTGGTACAAGGTCATGGTGACAGCGGTGTCTTGGAGACAGTAGTCCAGCATCTCTTGGCTGAAGTTTTCCCAACCACCATCGTATTCACCTTTGTGTAAACCGATGCGATAACCCCATGCCTTGAGGCTGTGGCTACCTATAAGTTTGCGGGAAAACTCATGAGGCTTTAGTTGATGCTTGATTGTATCTGTCTCAGCTAGGGTTGTTCTCATTAACCGTGACAAAACTAATGTATCTGTGACTTTGCCTTGAATGCTAAAGTCTGGATACAGCTTCTGAAGAACAGGGATATCATAAGCGATAATGTTGTGACCGATGACTTCCTCGGCATTCATCAAGACGTACAGCGCACGGTCTATCTCATCGGGGCCAAACGATAGCTTCTCGTTGGTCTCAACGTGTCTCAGACAAATGCAATGTACGGTGCTTACAGTATCAAGTAGGCCGTTGCTCTCCAGGTCAAAGACCCAGCGGCTCACTCTTCAGTTGGCCTTGCCTTAGGGCGTAGGCTCGTCATGGGTGCTAAATTCTTAGCTGGCTGTACCAGCTGCGCCTTGAAGCACTGGTCCAACGATTGCTGATATAGGTCCTTCTTATGCGCCCAAGAGACACACTCATCAAAGGATTCAAAAGCTACAATGGCTACGAATGAGCTTACTAGGTTCATCTGTTATCCCCTGACCCTTCCAGCTTCCCACGCTCCTGGCGTGACTTAAGCTTCTCCAGATTCATGTGGGCGACCTCGTTTAGGCTGATACCTAGGTCACGGGACAGCGCTGCGATATACCAAAGACAATCACCAAGCTCTGAAGCTATAGCAACGCGCTGGGCGTCTTTGAGGTCCTCTAGACCACCTTGGTCGATCCCGTGGTCTCGAATCAGCTTCTTGATCTTGTCACAGACTTCGCCTGCTTCTGAGGCCAACCCAAGTGCTGGATAGACAACCTTCCACCTGTAGATGGCAGTGGCAGCTGTGTCTGCCTGGTAGTCGTTCATGGTTAGTGAATACAGATAGTCTGTCTCTCTATTTCTCATCTTGCTGCTCTCCTTTTTCTAGATCCATTAGCCTCAGTGCTAGGCGTGCCATTTGCTTACCCATCCCCTCTTTGACGTAACCTGTGAACAACGGTCGGCGGTCCTTGGCGCTAAGTGCTTCGCCAGCAATCAGAGCAAAGGTTTTACCGTCATCTGGGTGGTCTATGACCTCAAAGGTTATGTGCCCGACTTCATATTGCTCACGCTTGAAGGTGGTAGGCGTAGGGTGCCTTTGTTTGCTTTTGTGAGAGTGTGCTCCCATGTTGCTCTCCTCTTAGTTAAAATGGTGCGTCGAAGGCATCGAAGTTACCGCCGGCGTCTTTGAGCCTGCCTGTGCTCTGGCTGTATTCAAGCACCCCAGCTGCGCCGACTTCCCCTGTGTGCCTGTTCTTCAAGACCACTAGGTTTCGCAGGCCGGCGGTGGGTTCATCTGGGTCCACTTGGATGCCAATGCAGCAATCAGCCAGCTGGGCTATCGCATGGGATCCACGCAGTTGACTGAGGCTTACCTTGGCGCCGCCTTCGTGGCCTGTGTCTCCCTGAGGGCGGCGTAGGTGGCTCACGACGATCAGACAGATGTTGAGCTCTTGAACCAAGACACGCAGTCTGTTCATGATGTCATCTACCAGGCGTCTTTCGTCTGACACCTGACCGGTCAGCCCAGACACTAGAATACTGATGTGGTCTAAGAAGATGACCTCAGCGCCCAGCGCCTTGTTCATGTATCGGATGCGGTTCAAGATGATGTCTATGTCGGTCGAACCAAAGTGATCGAATAGATAGAACTGACGGTCCTTGACTAGGTCATCAAAGGACGCCTCGATCTCTTCCTTACTGGTGCAGTCAGGATCCACACTAATGTTCTTATTCATGTGTAGACCAACCATACCCTGGGCGGTTCTCTTGGTTGTCTCTTCCAGCATCAACATGCCGATCTGAAAGCCACCCATGTGAACATGGTAGGCAATCTCTCGGACAAAGGTTGACTTACCCACGCCACTACCAGCGGCTATCGTCACAAGGGATCCAAGCCTCAACCCTTTGGTGATCTCGTTGAGCCGCTGGTAGGGGTACTGGATGGGAGACACGGCCTCTTGTTCGCCTATGGTCTCCCTAAGATCTGATGCGCTCACGATGCCATCTGGGCGGTACTCACGCGCCTGCCAAATAGCATCCATGATAGCTTTGGCATTACCGTCCACCAGAGCCTCTGAGGCGTCCTTGTAGGAGCCTAAGTTAGCTATCTTAGCCATGCCTATCGGAAGAGCCTCAGCGCACTCTAGAGCCGCCTCTTGGCCTGCCTTGTCGCTGTCAAACATCAGTATGATTTCTTTGAAGCCACACAGGTAATCGTAGTTGTTCATGAGGGCTTTTTTGGCTGATTGAGATCCATTGGGGACGCTGACTGTCGGCCACTTGTTACCTTGGGCTTGAGACACCGACATGCAGTCTATCTCGCCCTCAGTAATCACCAGCTTGTTACCGTTGGACCAAAGGTGAGACCCAAACAAAGTCATGGCCTTGGCATCACCAACGATAGAGAACTTCTTGTCTTTCGTGCGTACCTTCTGGGCGCAGCGCTGGCCGTTCTTGTCTCGGTAGGTCGCAAGTTGCACCATCTGACCACCGTGCTTACCGACACTGTAGTCGAACTTTCTGCACGTAGCCTCGGTCAGCTTACGTGATGCCAGGTGCAAGTGCTCGCCTGGGATCAGGTCACGGTTAGGCGGTGCCTTATTACTTATAGTGCGCTCATATCCAAAGTCTTCCTTGCCATATGCAGCGCAGCCAAAGCAGTAGGTGTGACCATCGTCATACAAAGCAGCGTTGTCTTTAGATCCACAGGTTTCGCAGGGGACATGGGCAACAAAGTCGCTTTCAATAAGCTCAGTCATTTGTATCTCCCAATAATAAAAAAGGGGCGACCTAAGCCGCCCCCTTGCTCTCCTTTGTTGTGGCTTCTTTCAGCCAGTCATCAGGTATGACCTTGTTGGCATACCTAAACCCATGCTTTTCGCAGTAGGCTGCGTAGGTGGTCTTGGACCCTTTGTAGAGCTTCGCATTCTGATTGCTGAAGACGAACCTGATGTCTAAGTCAGGCTGTTGCCTTTGGATCAGAAGGTGCTTGGCTCTATCCATGACAGTCCAACGCCCCTTAGTTTCGACATAAAAAAAGCCACCAGGTTTTGGCAGCTTGAAGTCGGGGGTGTACTTGGATTGTCTAGCAGGGATCACATAAATGATCTTCTCGGTCTCATAGAGTAGCTCGATGCCAGCTTCACGTATTTGCTGGGCAACCTTGTCTTCAAGACCTGAGCGAAACCCATACTTAAGACCAACCTGTTTAGAAGTCGTAGTTATCGTCTTCCGTCTCTTTGGTCTCAAAGCTCTGAGCTCCTGTTACTGTGTTGGCTACATAGCCGCCCTCGACAGCATCAAAGCCACCCCCGTCACCACCACCGCTAGACACTGGGTCGATCACCTGAACGGCACCTAGGCGCAGGCTGATGCCCTTCTTGCCAGCTGAGGTGTAACCATCAGCAATGCCAGAGACACGCAGTGTAGACCCACCGTACATTGCTGGTACTTGGTCGCGGGGGATGGGGTTGCCTTGGGCATCGAAATACTTAGGTTCGTACTTGGATTGGAACTTGAAGACGATCTCGCCAGTCTCAGGGTCCTGATCCATAGGCATCATAACCTTGTCCTTAGCGCCAAAGCTTTCGCTTTTGACGTTTTCTAAGATTTCCTTAAGAGACCCAGCGTTCTCTGGTGATACCTTAAGTTGCACCTTGTATTTACCTTCAGCATCAAAGGCTGTGTCTGGGCGTCCTGGTTGTAGCCAGGGGTATTGGGCTGTTCCAGCTGGGCTTGTAAATCTAGTTTTGCTCATCTTTTTTAGTCTCCTGATTGGTTTGGTTTGATTCAGCCCCAGGCAAGTTCACCTTTGCCTCTTTGGCTTGCTTAAGAAGCCAGTCGGGGATGTCCTGTCCTTGATTTTGGTACAGGCTATACAACCCCAAGATTTTCTCTCTTGGGTGCATTTAGTTGATCCTTTTCTGTTACTTCTTCCTTAGGGGTCTCTTAGTCCCAGACGTAAAAAAGGCCCCACTTGGAGGCCTC